AACTCCGAATTGGTGGGCTTGCCCCGCAGGTTATGGATGGTATAGCCGAAGTAGCTGTTGAGGGTGTCCACGTCTCCCCTATCCCATGCAACCTCGATGGCGTGGCGGATGGCGCGCTCCACGCGGCTGGCAGTGGTGCCGTTTTTCTTGGCGATTTCCGGGTACAGGCGCTTGGTCACGGCGTTGATGTACTCCGGCTCGTTCATGGTGAGCAGGATGGCATCCCGCAGGAACTGGTATATAATAGGTAGGCAATAAATTCAGCCAAAAATCTCTGTATTTATCGGTGTGCGTGCAAATAATTTATTATGCTACCAGTATACGACTTCTACGCTCAAAATGCAATGTTTTTCGGGGGGCAAAAAATAAAAGACCCTGTAATTTTCATGGTAACCCTAGAGGGTCAGCACGAATATCACAGGGTCTTTCTTCATCTTACCGGCCACTCCAATCTAAAACAGACCTATCGGGTCAACGATGAGTGCCAGATGAAACTTATTCAGGAAAAACCAGAAAAACATTCAGTTTGGATTCATGTGCTCGTCTATTTTCTAGTTTTACCCATCTGATATAAATACGTCATAAACCTTTAACATCCCTTTAATTGAATCCATTTTTATCACGTGATACACTATTCCCGAAAAGAGATAAAGAAAAGACAAACGAAAAAAATCTTTATAGCGAACGGAGGTGAATCAAATGGAACCCATTTCTAAGGCACTTCTGCTCTTTGCTGACAACATGGAGCAGGTTATGTCTGAAGTTATGACGTATGAGCAGCTGCGTGAAGCTATGCTTACCGGCTTTGCAGCATACGAATAATAACTAGGATACAACTTTCACACGGTCTTTGGAACTAGCACTTCCAAGGGCCGTTTTTATTTGCCGTTCAGTTTCCGCTGGCGTTCATATTCCACATCAGCGGCCAGAGCCTCCTGCGTGAACGAGTTGTTCTTCCACCAGGCTACGAGAGAAGCCACGGTTGTGATGCCTACACTTACCAGCTGCTCCAGCTGAGCACTCTCAATAGGAAGAACCGGCTTGCCCAGAGCAGAAAGCACTTGGTTGGTCAGGGCCAGCAGCAGAACAGCAGTTCGTGCGATGGTACCGGCCGAGATGCTGCGGTTCGTTACAATATGCGCATTCATATGTTAGTCCTCCTTGATTGGCAGACCCTTGGCGCGGGTGTACAGCTCTGTACCAGTTCCGTTTCCGCCAAGAGCATGATAACTCGTATAAAGGTACTCCAGATTTTTTAATGCCGCCGTGTCAATGTACCCCTCTTTGAGGAAGAAGGTGCACATTTGATACAGTCGGTCATGCATGATAGCGAGCAGACCGTCCTTGATGTTCTTGTACTCGGTCATCTTTCTGATAAGATAACCCCAGCCAAAACTAAGCAATCCGATTGCCCACTCCATCCAGTGAGCGCTGATGAAGGAAAGAATACTCTGCATCGGTATCACCCCCTCCACCGGCTCTTTTCTTTACGCACGTCCACGTGCACCCAGCCGTTCGCCCTGCCAAGGCCAGGAGGATAGATGCCCACACCTCCCCTGCCTTCCAGCATCTTGTCTGCATAAGCATAGACCTGTTCCACGCTGATACCCTGCACTTGAATATCCGCCGCTTTGCCGTAAAGATGCTGGCTGTACTTGGCGGCTTTTGCAACCGTGGCATTATGTGCAGCTGTACGGAATGCACTCGTGATGGTTACAGGCTTATTGAAGTGGGTGCGAATCTTCTCCAGAATCTCCACAAGCTCTGTATCTACGAAAATCGGGTCAGAGCCATCTCGGCAATGAAACTCCCGGACTTTGAAATGTTCCGAGAGCTTCAGGTTGCCGTTCTTTAGGAGAGAATATGCTTCGATACTCATATGCCCTCCTTATTCCTCGGAGGTCACATCTGCTTCCTCATTTGCACCCTCAGTGTTACCCTCGGTCTCTGCCGCAACAGGAACCTGAGGAGCCTCAGTAACCGGCGCGGCTGCCACGACCACTTTTTCCTCTTTCTGTACGGGATAGCTTTCGCCGGTGATCTCCTCGTACTCGTACTCCGTGATCCAGCCCTGCTTCACGGCATTCACGACCTGCCGCTTCTTCCACATGTGGTACTTGTAGTAGGAACGCACATCATTGAACTTCTTGCTGTGATTTGCCATTTTGAATTCCTCCTTACAGCTCGGGATCAACCATCATGCTCAGATAGTCCAGCTGTGCCTTCAGAGCCATCTGCTCCAGTTCCTCTGCCGGAATATCCCGCAGGATGAACCACCACTCTTCGCCCATCTTGCTGATCTGCACCAGTTCCATGTTCTCATGCTTCTCGATGGTGTCGCCGCCTTCGATGGTCACCTCTGCCAGATTGTCCTCGAACATCTCCTCGGTGACTTCGGTGGTACTGATGAAGTTGTTACCGTTCAGCTTCAGGCCGCTGAGGGATGTGCCATCAGCCAACGTAACCTTCCATGCCTTTTCTTCCATGTTACACTCCTTCCGAACAGCTTTACATACAGGCTGTTCATGTCGTAGATTTGGTCGCGGCTCATATACTTGTAGTTCCCGCTGAGCCAGGAGCGAAAGTACCCATCAATTTCTTCTATGGATATGACTCCTTTGTCTAGCAGGCGCTTATAAGCCTTTAATTTACGGCGTTCTCTTGTGATTGCTTTTGGGTGAATTCTTCGTACAACCACTCCATTTTGAAGCAACGTGTACTTCATCTGAAGGTAACGGTAGTCGCTGGAAAGTTTGCAGATGTGCGTCTTTTTCTCATTGAGAATCAGCCCGTACTCTGCCGCGATTGCCTTGACACCCTCTAAAACCTTCAGAAGCACTTCTTTGCTCCGATGGATGATATGCATATCGTCAGAATAGCGGCCATAATGCTTCATGCCGCAGACGATTTTGCAATAATTATCGATTCGGTAAGGAAATGTGATACCAATGTTTTGCGCCAGCTGGTTGCCAATATCGGCTCCCTTTGCCAGCATCTTTTCACCGGTCAAAAGCTCTTTCGGCACGCCCATGTTCATAAATGGATCAACTTTGCCATTCATCATGGCTTCAATGTCCTCGTCCGAGAATCGGCTGACATCCATCTCGAACGTCTTGAAAATCTCATCCATCAAGTCCTCGGTGATAAGCCGAAGTTCATCACTCAGGCCACTCTTTTCGAGTAGCTCGTGAAGCACCACCTTACACGGTTCATGCTGAATGTTCGCATAGTACCCGCTGAAGTCGATAAAAAGCACATACCCTTCATTCGTGCCTTCTTCGCGGTAGTAGTTACGCAGGTCATTTTCAAAACGTCTTCGATGAAATGCTACACCTTTCCCCTTCTGAGATGCCGAATTGTCGTACTGTAGAAACTTTTGTAGATATGGAGTCAGCACCTCGTCACAAATTACATGATTCACCGCCTTGTCAGGGGTCACGATGCTGGAAATGAGGCGTTCCTTTCCTCGCTCACGATATCGGAACTTCATACTCCCTTTCGGATGGTAAGTTCCATTTTGAAGTGCCTTCTGTAATTTTGCTGTGATGAGAAGCTGATTCAACTTATAAAGTTTCGAAGCATACTTAAACTGGGAGCCATTCATTGCGCGGTCTCCCGCATCATAGAGAACGTTTGTGTCGTAATAAGGATTCATTTTGCCTCATAAACTGCGCTGTAAGTTCATCGGTCGTAACCGGAACCGTCACAGTTATCATTCATCGGGTTATCTCCCGAACGGATAGCCTTTCCTTTCCCATTGCCGTGCAGGGAATCCTGTCCATAATGCACGGATGTGAAATCGGGACGAACGCCATTCTCATTCGAAGCGTTGTTGTAGTTCGCATTACCGTTGTTGTTCACATTCGCGAAGTACGTAGACGAAACTTTTCAAAGGCTACCCGATTGTTGTTATTCGGTCTTTGCGGCTGTCTGAATGTGCGGTAGGAAACGCCCGTTATCAGATTGCCGCAATTTTTTAATGAGGTTGAAGTCTTTCTCAAGCTTCAACACAATGCGCGTGTATTTATTTTTGTCAGCAGGCAGAACTTTTGCAATATAGTTCAGTTCGTCCTGGAGCACATTGCAACATTCCAGCGCTTTGTCCAGTTGCAGTCTGCGCTCCTCAAACTCACTCATATAGACAGGGCTGATCGTATTAGCTGCCCGAAGGTGTGCCGATATTCCACGAGAAAGCCTCAGAACCTCGTCCCGCTCTTTCTCAATAAACCACATACTAAAGTCCTGATTAGTCTCCCGAAGTTGAGCTGCAGCGCGTTCCCGCAGCGCATCATCCTGAATATAATCCGTGACTTTACGGATGTGCTGTTCCAGCCGTTTTTCGCTGTACCCAAAAGTCAGCATCAGCTCCGTTGTAATTTCAGAGCGAATGTTCTGGGCCAGCGCCAAAGCATCCAATGTGGTCGCTTTTCTCCTACTTTTAGGAATATTAGACACGCAAAAATCCTTCTTTCAAACAAAAAAATAACGGCGGCACAAGGCCGCCTGATGGTTGATCAACCGATGGGGAAAGCGGGACGAACGCCACCCTCATTCGAAGCGTCGCCGTAGTCCGCACTACCGCCGGCGTCGTACACATGCGCGAAGTACGCAGACGAAACTACATCACGCAGCCAGAACCACTGGCGGTTCGAGATCAGGTGCGGTGCAAGCTGGAACAGGGGCAGCTGGCTCTTCTCCACAGTATAGTTCGTGGGAATCGTGTTGCCGTCGCTGGCAGGAGCAAAGATATGACTACCGTAGACCATGTTCTCGTTCATCAGCTCCACATCACTATCAAACCATGCGCCACCAGAGGGCTTACCGTTAGTCACAGCATTGGTCAGATAGACACGATGGGTCAGCACATGGTCTGCGCCAAACACTGCAACCGCCTTCTCCTTGGCCTGTGCCAGACCTTCCAGACGCATCAGGCTGTTGATGTAACCGCCCTCGGTCGTATTGGTTGCGTTCATGTTGTGGGTATACAGCTGGGTGTCCGGTACGATGACCGCATGGTGACGATCGAAACTGGTGTCACCGCACTTCAGGTAGTAGTCAAAACCACCAATACGATAGTTCACACCACCGCTAGCCCAGTAGTCACCTACGTACAGGCCATCAAAGCTACCCGCCTTGATAGCTGCCAGCTGCGCCTCCGTGGGAGCAGAGCCCAGGTTCTTACCGCGGAAGATGCCGTTGTGTGCAGCAGCGGAAGCAGTCAGAACAGCCTCCAGACCAGTGGCCGCCTTTTCAGTTGCTGCCTGAGCCTTGCGTGCTGCATCTGCACTTGCCTGCGTTGCAGCAATCAACTGCTCCCATGTGGTGCTGCCCTCATCGGGAAGGTCTGCCATTTCGGTGCCGCTGTTCTCGCCAACGGTGTAAGGAACATCTGCGCTGGTGACGATTACGCCATCACGAATGCCCTGGAAGGTCACCTTACCCTCGCCAGAGATTGCGGTCACAATAGCCGGGACGTTTGCCACGTTGTTGGCGAATAGCGTTGCCGGAGGCGTGATCTCCTTGTTCGGGGTATGCCAGTAGGCGCTGATGGTCAGGTTTGCCCATTCGTCACGGGGCGAGATGCGCAGAGCATAGACGCTCTTGTTGCCCTCATAGCCCATGTTCAGGGTGCTGCTGCCATCTGCCAGCTGTGCCTGACCATTCTTAGAAAGGATCAGATTCAGTTCAGTCATTGATAAGTTACCTCCTCTTCTTCGGTCTTATCTTCGGTTGTGGTCGGTTGCGGAGAATAAACAAATTCTCCATTTTGAATTTTATACTGCAGGATGATGCCCCGGCCATCCGGTATCTCATCCGTATACAGCAATCCATCAGGCGGGTGTTCACGGTCCACGGGGAAAGAATCGTTTACCTTTCCAATACTGGTAATCGTCCCATCCGCTTTATACGTTGTAGCGTACATAATACCACCCCTTAAAGAAATCCATAGATGACTACTGGCACGCAGCACTGATTGTGAGCATTGAACTTTGCGCCGTACGTCACATCAGTCCACGGCCAGAGCCACTTATCCAGCTTTTTGGTGTCGTAATAGCCGCCCGGTCCAAAGGTGATTCCGTTTTTGCTGGCAGTTACCTTGCGTGCACGAGATTTATCCCACACATAAGAACAACGTGCTTCCTTTCCATTCAGCACTACAATTGTGTACTGAATCAGGCCACCATCTGTCGAAGCACTATCAAATGGGCTTGTGTAATACTCCTGGCAACCAATTGCAATTGCTGCATAGGATGCCAGACGCCCATCTGAACAGATAACCGTTCCTCCTGTCATACCTGATGTGGGATCAGCATTTTCCCAAAGAGGCACCAGATTACGGATACCATTAAAAACCAGTCCCTCATCAGTCATGGTTACATTGCTGCTCCCATTGGGGCCAACCTGAATTCCACCTGCGCCATCTTTGATGTAATCTGTAGCTGTTTTTCCGGCTTCAATGGCTTTGGTGTCGTCGGTATATTTCGATGCTCTCACCCAGTCACTTGCCACATAGCTACTTCCGCTTTCACGGTCATGCTGGCAACACAAAATATCGCCACTATCACCTTGCACCCAAAGGTCGCCAACCTCATACGGAGGATACGGCTGGGCGCTGAAGCAACGCACTTTTCCATCCGCAGTAGACTGTGCCCGTGAGGCATTCGTCAAAGCCTGCTGAACTTGCTTGTCTTCGATGATATCCCAATAGTAACCCCCACTATTCTCTGTCCAGCGGTATCCAATGCCAGTTGACTTGTCGTAGTACAGGTCACCGATGTGAGCATGCTTCGCTTCGGCTGTTGTCCACTCAACAGCTGGATAGTTTTCTGCTGTAGGAACACCGGGATAGAACCAAGAACAAATACTGCCATCTACTTGTGTTTGCAAAGAATCCATACGGGTCATTGCATCAAGAAGATCCTGTGCATTCTGATTGCCAAGTTCCAGTGCGCTTTCCATTTTATACTGGTAGGTTCGTTTATAAGACGCAAAGCTACCGGACATGGTTTCAAAGTCCAATCCGAACGTATACTCTGTGTTTTCAAGATTATCGAGCGTATATGCAATCTTGGAACAAAGAAAGTCCGAACTGATTTCGTGTGGTAGGCTCACGACATGGACCTTATCACCAAAATCAATTTTGTCAGTATTGACATTGATTCGATGCAGATCAAATGCTCGAATTGTGATCTTGATTGCCATCTCAACAGCCTTGTTCAGCATTCGTTGTCCGTTTGCTTTCAAAGTGTTTCGGTTGGTTACATCTTCCCAGATAACTGATTTTTGGATTTTGCCAAAGAGCGCAATGGCGCTATCAGACTGCAAATAGTTTTTTCCGCCATTTACAAGTTTGATATCGATACGTTTTCCCTTGCTGTCAGCTTTGCCAAGCGGAATGATCTGTGTGTAAACGTTGGAAGCATCCACGTATTCGCTCAAATCCAGAAGATTTTTTCCAAATTCGATAATCTGACTGGATGCTTTTCCGATGTCTTCCACAAAATCAATGTAGGAAACGCCTTTTTCTCTTCGGATGTACAAATATCTGTCATAATCGCTCAGGTCTACTTCGTTCTTGCCCACTTTACCGGTAGATGCTCCGATAAGGTTGCCGGAAATAAGGTTCCAGACATTTGTATAGTCCGTTGTTTTAGGATAGATAAGAACATCCGTAAAGGCTCCTCGCACATTACCGAGCTTGATCATTCGTTCTTCTGAACATTCAGAAGCATAATGCTCAATCAGCTTCTTGAAATACTCCCCCATTTTGATTCCTTTTTTGGAATAATCATGCGGTTCGTACTGAATGTCGTTCAGAAAAGCCAGCTCGCCTTCGCAAGTAACTGCCTTGGTGTTGTAAAAGTCTTTCGCGTCGTTTAATACACGACCTTTCCAGAGCACCTCGTCGTCTTCTCGAATCGTGATGATCGTCTTCAGTTTTTTCAAGCTGGAGTACATTGGATTGATGGATGGCAAATTAAACGTAAAGCTGCCTGCCTTATTCAGTTCAAGCGTTGCCTGCGGTTCTGTAATTGCATATCCCTCATTCAACAGGCGTGGAGAATAAAACAGCTTGTCGTCAGCATACGCGCTAAACATGCTATAACCATCCTCCAATCGCCTGTAAGCTCACTGTCCCATAGCCTTTCGCAACAATAGACGTCGTTTCCCCGGGTATCAGCATGATAATAGGGTCAACCCACGTGCCTTTTGCAAGCGATGTTGTATACCGTCTGCTAGATGTTGCGAACTCAATGGACATAGTATCCCCAGAAGACAATTCGATGCCCAATTTCGGACAAATCGGCTCGCCCGTATAATTGCTGACCGAACCAGAGAAAATTGTAGCGCTGCCATTAACGGCAGTTTTCACAACTTTTCCAATGTCTGCAAACTTGTGCTTATACGGATAAAAACTGTAGTTGATCGTAAGCATGGTGTGACCATTGCTTTGTTTGGGATTGTCCACCCAACATCGGCCTTCATAAAAATAGGCCGTATCTTCTTCCAGACTGACACGAAGTCGTTTGCCCTGAAGTGCGGCCATCACCTTGCTGTAAATCGTCATAAAGGGTTCGATGTCATTTTCTACATAAAAATCCCAGCTTCCTTCTCGCATATTAAATACCGGGTAGCCCGTCAATGCTTGTGCTGCATCAATTACACCACTGCCACCCGGCAAGTCGATATTATGCGTTTTTTCGGTCGGAGGTACAACGATGGGGCGTTCGGCAGGCGTGAGGTGCCAATCAGACCACGTGTTGTACTGCCCAAAGTTCACAGAATACTCGCGTTCCAATTAAATCACCCCTCTTTCTGCCAGAATGTTTCTTCCGCCCATGTTGGAATCGATCTTTGGTGCCAGCTCGCCAACAGTCTTTCCGCTGTCAAGCACAAGCTTCATTTTGCTGATGGATTCTGCCATTCGGTCCACGCGATTGCCCAGCTGACTAATTGCGTTTACCACATCGCTATTGTCCGGCTGAGACTTCGTAAGGACTCCATTTTGATTTCCGCCAATCCTCTGTGCAAGTTCATTGCTGCGATACACACGCTCCGCTGTTTCAGCAGAAGGTGTATATGCCTGTGTAGCTGCCCAACTGGTCGGAGATGCGTAGTCGGAAAGGTTCAGCACCGGCGTAAAGATTGGTTCAGCGCTTCCCTGTCCGGTAGCAACGTCATAGAGCATTTGGGCTGCATTTGTGGCGATATCCAGTGCAGAAGATGTCATGTCGTCCATAGAACGATTCACGCCATCCTCGGTGCTGGTGATGCCATTCGCAAAGCCCTGCCCCATGTAAGCACCAAGCTCCGCCATGACGGTCGAAGGCGAATGGATGCCGAAAATGCTCTTAAAGCCATTCACGATCCAGCTGCCCAAACCCTTAATGCCATTCCAGATGCCAGAGGCCACACTGGTCACACCGTTCCAAAGACCCTGACCGATGTTCTTTCCGACTTCCCAGATTTTCTTGAATACATTGCCGATGCCTTCCACCAAGTTAGACACAAAGTTTCCGATGCCCTCAGCAATATTCTGGAATAGATTCGAGATCCATTCGCCAAAATTGGCAAACCATTCTTTCACCTTATCCCAGTTCTTAATGAGTGCAAAGCCTGCCACACCAATGGCAGCGATAGCCAGCATAATCAGGCCAAGTTCCGGTACCGTTATGCCAATAACACCTGCAATAGTTGTCAGGACACCCATAACGGCCTCACCAACACCTGCCAGTGCGCCACCTTCTCCAAATAGCCCCATAACAACCTTACCGACCCCTGCCAGTAAGCCGCCATCCTCAAAGAGTTTGCCAATGAAGGACGCAATTTTCGGCATGTATGTTGTAAAGCCATTCTTGACCGTATCCATCAGAGTCTTTCCAAAGTCGGACCCGAGGAAATTCAGCAATGCAGTGATGGTCGAACTGATAGCTGTACCGTAGTCACCGTTCATAGCTGCTACAACAGCAGACATCGAAGCAGTGATGGTCTCTGCTGCACCGTCGCGCATATACAGGCCAATAAAGTTTGAAAGCTTCTGTGCAATTTCAGGATAGGATTCCTGCACTTTGCCCCACGCTTTATTGAATCCGTTCGAGATGGACTTCCAGTTATCAGCAATGGCAATGCCAAGCTGCATGGTAACCTTCTTTGCATCATCGCTCATATTAAGTGCATCAGCAAAAGCTTCAGCATACCCAATAAAGCTATAACGCTCGTTCTGCAGTTCGTGGAGAGCTGCCAGCCCATCGTCTGTATTCTGCGTTCCGGCCTGTACATACTCGTTATACTTGTCGTAAGCATTCGTGGTGCGCTTCAGCTGGTAGGACATATTTCGCAGCGCAGCACCCATGTTGATGGTGGAGGTCACAACACCATAATCACCATCTTCAAACAGCTTCAGAAGGATGCTCTGCTGGTTGGAATAAGTCTTCATCTCCAATGCATAGCGCTCATTCTGCTTATCAAACCTATCAAGTTCAGCATTGTTCAGGCTGTTCACCAACTGCTGATACTCGATTTGCTCCTTCAAATAACGCGCATATGCTTCTTGGGTCTTACGACTCTTCTCTCCGAACGCATCCTTGGTTTTCGTGTACTCTTCTTCCGCCGTGGTCAATGCCTTGGCCTGAATCCCGATTTTCTTGTTGATAAGTTCGATCTGTTTATTTGACTTCTCGGCAGCAGTTGCAGTCTTTTCGTATTTGCTACTCCAGAAGCTGTACTCATTTTCTGCAGCGCTGCTCTCGTCGTCATACCGGTCAAACAAATCGGAATATGTATCTTCGTACTGGGTTTTCTTCAGATTTTCCAGCGTAGCCTGCTCGTCCATCAGAGTGTTGTAGGCTTCGCGGGTCTTATCATTGTTTTTACCCACTCGCTTGAGAAGCGCGTCATATTGCTCCTGCGCAATTTTCACGCGGCTGGTTTGCCGAGTGATCTTTGTGCTGATATATTCGCTTCTTTTCTGGGCAATCTGCTCGTTGGATGCAATATCACCCTCGCGGGCTTCCCACAGAGAGTATTCCTTATCGGCTGCTTCCAACAAATATTTGTTGGCTTTAAGCTTCTTGGAATAATTCTCTGCAATCTGCTCAGCCAGAGTCTTTCCGGTTTTCTTCGTCGTGCTGGTCCTGCCTGTCGTAGTGGGTTTTGTGGTCGTGGAACCGGAACCGCCCAACGTTTTCAGAATGCCCTCAGCCGTTGTGGTTGTCCCGCCAAAGACCCCGCTCAGAGCACCAACAATATCCGTAGCTTTATTCGTAACCTCCGTCTGGGTTGTATTCATACCACCAAGAAGGGTCGAACGGATGCCACCATTCAATGTCAAGAGACTGTTCTGCAACCCATCTGTCTGGCTAAAGCCAATACACATACCTGCCAGAATATTGCTGGCATCTCCCTGAGAAACGGTGCTCGGGCTGTGGATACCCCAATAGTCTCGGAACTGGCTGTTGATAGTAGACGAAATATTGCCGCATGCTGCCGTAATAGCAGCCATACCAGCAGTACCTTCCATTCCCTGCGCCAGTCCCATGTCCAGCCAGTAACCATTTTCCTCCATCATGGTGCTGGGAGAATTGATGCCTGCGGTTTCTCTGGTAGCATCCTCTACCGTTTTGGCCAGATTGACGCTACTTTCCCTAACATCCTTCTGGCTATTGTTCATACCTTCTGCCAGTTTATCACCAACAGATTTGCCATACTCGGTAGCATCACGTTCGTCTGCTGCTTTGTTGGCTGCTCCGAACAGGCCATCCAGCAAGCTACCTTCCTTAAACCAATTTGCAGGGTTAAATTTCTCGCCAATAAAGCTTGTAATATTCGCCCACAAACTGCTTAAAGCACCCTTAATACCGCCTCCTTCGCCGCCACCGCCGTCCCAGGCCCATGCGATCAGGTCGATAATGGTCTGGATTGCTACAGTGCCCAGCGTGAACAAAGCCTGTCCGATGGGTTCACTGCACTGCACGATAACATTGCAAACGGTTACGATAAGCTGAGCCAGCGCATTGCCAATGCTTGGTGTTGCCTGTGCAATGCCATCGCAGACTGCCGTAATAATGGCTGCAATAGAAGTTGCAATGGTTCCAGCGATCGTAGCCAGCCCTTTAAAGATTCCAGCTACAAATTCGACCAGCAGCCATGCCATCGCCTTGATTCCATTCAGAAACACCTGGAAGTTCAGACTATTTAAAAGGCTCAAACTTGACGCCAGATTCCCAAAGAACTGAGACACAGACGCCAACGCCATAAGTGCACCAAGACTAATAGCCAACGCACTCATAGCGAGAGATAGTGCTGTAATGACTGGCGTCAACGGAGCAAGAATGAATGCCGCAGCTCCAACCACACCGAACGCACCGGCGATTGCCAGTAGTCCCGTCCCGATTTGCGCAAGGCTCAGGTTGCCTAGCCCTGTCAAAGCCGGGACCAGAAGGTTGATTGCCACAGTCATGGTAGTTAGCGAGGCTGCTGACCCGAGGGTGCCCTTGGTCAGATTCAGAGCAAGGACAAATTCTGCAAGAGCGCCACCAATTGCAATGAGGCTCTTTTTTATATCCTCTCCGTCCAAACCAGAAATGGATTTCATGGCTTTGCTGAGAACGATCATGCTGCTGGAAAGAATAAGTACCGAGGTTGAACTGGCAAGCATCTTCTTCGAGAAGCCAGCCGCGAAGCCAAATGCTGCAAACTCGGCCAACGCGACCCCGACCGCAATCAATCCATTTTGAATCTCGTTCAAGTTCATGCTGCCAAACTTTGCAACTGCAGACTGAAGAATGTTCAGAGCCGTTGCCAGCAGAATAAGCCCAGTCCCCTTCAGAACGCCGAGCTTGTCAAACTTAGATACCGCCAGAAAAGCGCCCAGTTCAACGCAAAGGACGCCGATTCCAACAAGTCCACGTGCCAGTTCTTCCCAACTCAGCCCACTCATAGCATTTACAGCACTCGCCATGATGCGAATAGCTGTTGCAAAGGCAATCATGCCAGTAGCGCCCTTCATGAACTTACCACCAGTTTTGGAGAGCACGACCGAAACAGCAGTCAGCCCACCCATGATAGAGCCAAGGGCAACGATGCTCGAAACCAGTTTTCCGCTGTCGATAGATGCCAGTTTTGCAGCAGCACCTGCCAGAATGAGGGCACTTGATGCCATGGCAACCATCGTCACCGACATTGCACCAAGCTTAGCGCTTTTCGTTTTTCCGCCAAATTTATCAAGTAGCAAAAATGCACCGACAAGTTCGCCAATCGTTGCAGTAAGTGCGCCAATCCCGCCAGCCAGACGTTCCGGCTTGATCATGGATAACACCGTCAAAGATGCCGCCATAATGGCAACAGCCTTTGCAATTGTCATCATCGTTTCGGCTTTCTTGGACTGCTTCCATGCATCAATTGCCTCACCAAGGGAGTTAAGCACATCTTTAATGGCATTAACGGTGTTTTTGATGCTTCCAATAACATCTCCTGCACTGGAAGTCAGCTCTTGCGCTCCCTTCAGGAATCCCTTGATACCTGCAAGGATGCCTGCAATCAAGCCACTGTTAATGACATTCGCAAGCTTCTCAGTGTCAAGGCTGTTAAAGGCTTCTTTTGCGCTTGCACCAAATTCCTTAAAGATTTTATCCGCCGAAGAGCCAAACGCATAAAGCCCCGGTGCGATAAAGTTGATGAAAGACATAAACCATTCACCAAGGGTCTTTAACGGGTCGAACACGACAGAGACGTTATTCGACACATTGGTCAGCACCCCTGCAAAGGCCTGCATTCCTTCGGACACTTTTCCGATGATCCTGTAAACACCATCCAAGGTCGTCTTGAGCACCGTAGAATTATTGACTGCATTGGCCATCTCAACCAAGCAATCCCCCAGTGCCGCCGTAATGCTTAAAAAGCCGCCAGCAAGCGGAGAAGCAACATTGAATACCTCTCCCAGAACCTTGCCAACGGCTAAAAATGCATTTCTTCCAACATTCAGCACGGCAAAAACACCACTGAATGTCCGCTCGATTTTATCTGCGGTTTCATCACTGATGCTGAGTTTTGCAGTAAAGCTGTCGATTGCCTCTGCAATGCTATAAATCTGTTCAGCGTTGACAGGAGAAAACATCTTCTGCCATGCCTTCATCACAGGTTGAACAACTTTTTCGATAGCTTCAAAAATGTTCCAAATAGACTGGATCAAATGCTCTCGGCCAGAGAGTTCGCCAATCTTTTTTGAATATGTATCCAGATTCAAACTGCCGTCGGCGATTTTCTGATTAACTTCTTCAAAACTCTTTGTCAGAGCTTTAACCTGCGTCGGGTCAAGCCCCTTTGCCATGAGCTCCTTGTCGCTCAGTTTACTCAGTGCCTGCAACTGCTGAGTCGATTCATCCAATCCATTTTGAAGCTGCTCCGCAGAAACACCGCCCTGCTGCAAAGCCTTGGCAAAACTACCGGCATCATCGATCTGTTTTTGGCTGACAGAACCGTTTGCAAGCATGACCTTTTCCAGCATCTGACTATAAAAGTCAGCACTGTCGCCCAGTGCAGTGCTCAACTGCTGCCAACCACTGTTCAGACCGCCCTCCAGCACCATATTACGGGCTTCGGACGATTTGTTGATCAGGTCTGAAAACACATCACTGAACTTTGTAAAAAGCTCCTTTGCCTCTTCAAAGTCACCGATAACAGTCTGCCAAGTCTGGGTCCAGCCGGACTGCAATGCCTCTGCCAAGGTGTCTTTCAGCTGACTGAAAGTTTTAACCTTCGTTGCAGCATCGTTTGCAGTCTTACCCATCTCCATGATTTTCTTGATTTGCTCATCAGTATAGCCGATGGATTTCAAGGTTTCCTCATTGAGATCACCGGTAAATTTCTGAAGCGTCTCGGTCAGAATAGAAGAAGTCAGCCATCCCTTGGACAAAGTTTCACGGAAGGAACCTTCTTTTGCAATCATGCTGTCAATAGCGACGCCATGCACACGAGCCGTTTCTTTCAGCGCGTCTTGGAATACCTGGCCACCCATGCCTGCGTTGACCACAGAGTTCCAGTCCTGCAACTTCACAGTACCAGAAGCCAGTGCCTGAGAAAGCTGGTACATAGCCGTACTGGCCTGCTGACTGGTCGAACCAGATACGGCTGCAAGGTTGGCAATACCCTTGATGGCTGCAACAGATGTATCCAGATCAACACCTGCTGCTGTAAATGTACCAATATTACGGGTCATTTCCGTAAAATTGTAGATTGTCAAATCAGCATAGTGGTTCAGCTCGTCCAACGCAGCATTAACCTGGTCCAACGTAGTACCTTTACTCGATGTGTTTGCCAGAATCGTCTGAACCGCATTGATCTGGGTTTCATATTCCTGAAAGCCACTAATAATGGGGTCAAGCGACAGAGCCTTTACGAGTCGTTCTCCGGTCGCGATGGCTTTGTTGGTAATGTTGGTCAATGCCGTAACGGCAATTACATTAACGGCCGAAAACTTGCTCTCGATAGACTCCAGCGCTTTGGTCATTTCCGAAAAATCGACCTTTTGGGAGGCAGAGCTAATGCGCTCAAACCCTTTTTCTACGCCTTTGAACTGAAGTGACTGCTTCAGCTTTTCTAAGGTGCCCATGGTCTGTCGGGTGCCTCTCTCGAATTGCGCATTGTCAAATTGCATTTGAACAACACGCTCATCGACTTCCCTGCTCATTCTCTCTTTACCTCCTCCCATGCTCGCTGAGCGATTTTATCAAAAATCGGCTTCATCGCCGGATTGATATAGTCTGTTCCCTGCACATACCCACCGTTTCGGGTGCCATGTCCGTATTGCAGAATTACCGCAATGGGCACACCGTCCACAATGTTCGAGTTCGACCATGTTATGGTGATGGAGCCTGTCCCCTTATGAATGACATAACTCCAGCTGTTTGCAGTTGTTCCGGTGTCCTTCGGCGTTGCCGCACGTAATGCTTCCACACCTTCCTGACCATACTGATTCAGGATTGCATCCAAATTCAGTCTGTTGGCTCGTTTCAAAAAATCGCTCGTTCGCCTGAAATCACCTTTTTGTCGAAACATCACCACTTTTGGCATCGTTTATCCCCTCGTACCAAATTCCTTCAGGCGTTTTTCATTCAATGCACGCTGTCTGCTAAGAGCCTCGCTTTTGCTCATCTTCTTAGGCGGCTTCCGTTCCTCGTTGCAAACTCGAATCAACGTGAATAGTCGGTTAAGATGCCACTTTTCGCATTCCAAGGGAATGTGGGCGGCAAACATACGCGCATAAATTGCCTCGCTTGTCAAGGCTTTTACTTTCACCTTGATCTTAGGGCGAGGCTTACTCTTCTGCGGTATTCTGGGCTCGCACGGTTTTGGCTCACCCGGAAACCAGGTAGCCGTCATCGGTTCGTCCATATATTTGTAAATGGCTGCCATGTTCGATTCTGTCAGTCGAAGATACACGCTCGGCTCAACACCTTGCGTAACCGTCATGCACCGAACATAATCGACCATCTGTTCCCTTGTCAGTGAATCGTTACCGAAAAAAGGAACATGCCACTTCATTTCCCATTTAGACAGGGAGACAAGCGAATGCTCTAACCGGAGCGTTACAGCGTTCAGCTGCACAAATTCCTGCGTTCGTGCATCCCAATATTCCTGTTTAGGAATTGTGATTTTCAGCATTCTGCCTGCCTCCCTGTGCTGTTAAATGTTAGCCGTTAGGCAGTGCGATAGGCGCATTGCCTGCGATCTGAGGTGCGGGTTCAGCCTTCGTAGGCTTGGTGTCGCACAGACCATTGATAAAGGCAATTGCCTTCTCCGTATTGGTGACAAGCGACATGTAGAAATCGCTATAGGCCTGAGTGGCCTCGAAATCTGCAAAGATCTCCGGGCTCTTCTCAAAGCGACGGCCGTCCTCGCTCTTCTTGCCGTAGGAAATGCGCAGAACATCCTGGAACAGCTTAACCAACTCCAGCTGGCTCTTGGCGTTCACGATCTTCTTGATGTACGCCTCCATGCCGCCCTCCTTGGAAAGCGACAGGTTCAGCACTTCTGCCTCAGTCAGATTGAAATAGAAGTCTTCGGTACGCTCGGTACCGCCAAAGTCCACATAGGTCAGAGTTTCGGTAATCATTTTTCTTTCTCCTTTACAAAGTCGATTCCATTTTGAATGGATCAGGTGGTCATCAGGTGGTCATCAGCTTGATAACCTCATCCGGCAGCGGCAGATACGGGGTGGTGTTGGCAGTGCCGTACAGAATGTTCAGCAGCTTCTCCATCTTGGCCTGAGGCACCTTGGTGCTATCCAGCTCCATGTGGGAGGTGGGCTTGTAGCCAGTCACCTTGACAGGAGTGGTATCGCAGTCCCAGCTGAAGGTCTCAGCGTCCGGGCTGTCATTATAGGTCTCATGGCTGCGCTCAGAAGGAGATGCAGTTGCACCCCACACCAGATGCAGGGTAAAGCCCAGTTCATCATCCTCATCGCTACCAATGAGGGTCTGCCAGGTCAGGCCAAAGGGCTTGCGCTTCTGCTGGCCGATGGTCACGCCAGGAGCCACCTCTGCGCTGCCGTCACACTCGCCGAACTCAGGCGGATAGAAGTAGGCCTCCGGGGTGAAGTTATACTTTTCGCCTGCACGGATGCTGCCATACTTGATGTTATCGGCCCACAGGTCGGTAGCATCAGCGCCATCCGGGCTCTCCTTGATTGCGGTAATGCCGTTCCACGCCACACCCTTGGGGTAAGCGCCCTTGTCCTGCTTATACAGAGCAACATTGCTAACACCCAGCTGGTACTTGCGCTCGCCGGTCTTATCCCATTCGATTTTTGCCATTCGAGTTTCCTCCTTTTTAGAAATAGATCGTTATAACGTCGTGGTACAGATTATCAGCCTTGTACGGCCGGCCATAGCGGCACTTAGCCATTTGCATAAGTGCTTTCGTTATTTTGGAGTCCGGTCGTGAATCGATGACTGTCAGCTGATAAAAAATCCGCTGCAAATAAACTCTGTTATCGGCAGCGGCATTCTGTATTTTGGATTGTTCATAGCAGATACATGGGTAACTCATTCGCAGATTTGCCGGGGGTTGGTAATACACATTCTCTTTACCGCACGCATCTTTTACGATTTGGCGCAAAATAGCGTCAAGTTTCAGTCGGCGTTCCGCCATTGTACAGTCCTCCCAGGGTAAGTGTCAGCCGCGGATAGTCGATCTGCACTTCTGTCACTTTCCATCTAGCACCCATAATCTCTGCATATTTGATGGAGTCAAAGTGCTTGTACAACGTCGGGTCGGCCAAAATGCTCAAAGTATTTGCGATGGTTAGGTCGTCATTTACTTTGTCGGCAGTCTGGACACGCCGGGTATTCTTTAAAAGCTCGCCATAACAATCATGCTCGGTCACTTTTTCTTCAAAGATGCTCGGCTCCGTTTCAACTGTCTGCACCAGACCGATTTTTCCAAACCACTTGCTCATAGCATTTCACTCCATTTTGAAGTTAGATTATACTAACTTGATTTGCAAAAGAAATCAGGCCGTTGCGGAAGCTGCCCATGCCTGGGTCTTCACAGTCTCGCCTGCAGTCACGGTCACAACGCCGGTGGTACCAAAGGCAACGGGCAGCAGGTAGTTTGCGCCCTCGACGATGATCAGGCGGCCCTTCTGGAACGCATCCTTGATCTCAGCCTCGGTCACGGTCTTCTTGAACGCTGCATCAGCGTACAGCTTGTGGTCTGCAGTCTTGCCGTAGGCCATGTAGTTTGCAACATGCAGGTCATTGCCCTGCTCATAGAGCTTGTTCAGCATATCGTTTTACCTCCTTATCAGACCTTGGAAGAGTTGGCGGCATCCATCTCGATGGCCATTGCGCCATACGGAGTGGTCATTGCGCCGGAGCAGCGGGTCTCGATCAGGTAGATCAGCTGGTTGTAGTCGATGTTGAAGTCATCGAACATGTTGACCTCGCCGCCCTTATCGGCACCCACAGTATAGTCGGCCAGATTGACCACGATGCCCAGCAGGTCGCCGCCCTTGGCACCCTTGCGGCCTTCCATGCGAGGAACAGTAACGATCTCCTTCACGCGCAGCTTCCGGGCCAGAGCAGCCTCGTCAGCGTACAGCGGATGGCCGATGCCGTCCTCCAGCAGCAGCATATCAGTCAGCACATCATCGGTGGTGTAGAAGGTCGGAGAGCCGGAGCCTTTGTACTCCTTACGGGCCTTGATGATGGACTTGATGGTTGCCTTGGCCTTGGCATCCTCGTTTGCATTGGTACCGGGCTGAACGACGACCTTGATGGTGTAGAAATCATCATCGTTGAAGATGGGACGGATGTTCAGCTCGTTGATCTTATCATCGCTGGCATCGTCGCGGCCGTCACCGATCAGGAAAGCCATGCCAAGCTCCTCGTTCAGCTTGCCGCGCTGCTCCTTCTTGACAAAGCCGACCACATCCATGGTGGACATATCAACAATGTCGTCACGGTCGAAGCGCTGCTTCTTGTAAACGGTGGTCGGAGTGGTGGAACGCTTCAGCAGCTTGAACACCTGCTCCTTCTTGTAGTTGCCCTTGATGTAACCCTTGGCACGAGCATCGTCCTCGGTCAGATCGGCAAACATGACCTTGACACGGGCAAACGGCACATGATGGACGCTGTTCATAACCTTGTCAACCCAGGTCTGGTCACGGTCCACAATGCGGGGTACCGTATCCAGATTGTGGTCATCCGGGAACAGGTAGTCCATGTTCTCAATGCTGTGGGCCAGCTCATCGCCGGTAATGCCTGCATCCAGGAAAGCATCGCGCAGAGTGCCGTGCTTGCTGGCAGTTGCGATAATGCCATTGATGTCGTCCAGGCTGTGCTTCAGCACAGTGCCGCTGTTGTCGTTCTCAAAGCAGTGGTGCATAGTATTGTCCTCCTTACCATCACCCTTGTCGTCGCTCTCACCGCCCTTGCCTTCATCCAGGGCAGAGCCGATGATAGCGTAAACCACGTTCTTCTGTTCCTCCGTCAGGGTATCAAATACCTCCTTGACGGTCTTCTCGTTGGCATCAGCCATTTTGCTTTCTCCTTTCTTATCCTTGTCGGTTTCGCTGGAATCATCCGAATGCTGCAACGTTTCGTCCTCCAGCGGGTTATCGTCCGGGTCCAGCCCATGCTTCAGGCTCAGACCAGAATCGGTATAAATATAGGCTTCGGAACTGTCTGTTTCGGAGCCATCTGCACCGTGCTTCACGACTTCATCGATCAGAGCACCAGGGTTACATCCGGCAATTACCAAGCTCAGTTCCTTGATCATACCGTGCATCACGGTTCGGCCCGCTTTCTGAATGCCGTTTGCGTAGATGGACATTGCATCAATGTCACCGTTATCCACGCAGGCCTTGGCAGTCTGACCGCTAGATGTGTCGTTCAGCTTGACATATGCGTACACACCTTCCTTGCGGTTCTGCAGCAACGCATGGCCCAGAACACTTTCGGGTGCGCTATGGTCATGGTTCCATACCACCGGAACCGTCTTACCATCGCAGTCCTTGAACGCATTCGGCGCAATGGTCAGGCCATCAAAGCACTTCACGTTGGCTTTGGTCGCCCAACCGGAAAAGTCATAATCGAAATTGATTGCCATTTTGAATTTTTCACACTCCTTCCTGCTGATCTGCATAGTCGTAACCCTGCTCGTCAGCATAAGTTTCTTTGCCCTGCATGGGCATCCCCTCGTCAGCCGAGGCAATGTTACGGTTTGCAAGCCGGTCGGACTTCGGGTCCTTCGAGGGCTTCATGCCAATCACCTGCCGGAACTCGTTCGGGGTCATAATCTCGTTGCGGGTGAACTTATCTGCCATCTCTGCAATCATGCTCACCGGTGCCAGACGGAACGGATCACGGAAGAACATGATGCTCTGACCCTGCGTCCGGGCAGTCTTTGTCAGGAACTTCCGCTTGAACTCGTCTGCAATTGCCGATATGACTGGCTCAATGATGCGATTCATGTAGTTGTTCATCGTTTTCTCGTCCGCAGTACCATTCAGGATCTCCTGTGTCACACCCAATTGACTGTATACCATGTTCGTCAGGTATTCGATGGATTTCAGAATGTTGTTTTCGAGACTGCGATTCAACTGCACGATTCGCTCAGTGCCGTCCGTATAGGCAATACCGTACTTGGAGCCGGAAAGCTGCTGTTCGATGTCAGCCCTGCGCTGTTCAGCCTGTTCCCTTCGCGCCGGACTCTTGATGACATAGGGCAGCTGAATGATCATGTCCAGCTTTCCGCTGCCAGCCTGCTCATCCACCACATCCAGCAAGGCCAGTTTTCGCACCAACTGCTGCATAGTAGAGTTCGGGGCATTCATGACTGCGTAAAACGGATTTTCAATCAGAGCCACCATCTTCTTCGGGAAAGTGATTTCCTCCTTCTGCCCGGTCAGCTCATTGAACAATCGCACACGCACATGATTCGGGTACCACTCCACAGGTACGCCAACGCGCATGGAGTAGATTTCATAGCTGTTGCTATAGCGCGGGTCAAAGTTCGTTTTCTCTGGCACAACTGCTGCAACGCCCTCTTCCAAAAAGGTCATCACGATATCCTGAATCAGCCCTCGACCGGTCTGGTCAGCATTGGCCTCAGTATTCAGGCAATAATTAAGGCCCGAATCAATAATCGAGTCAAACCGATTATTTTCATCGAGCTTTACGTGGTTGATCGTAATGGATGCTGCATCCAGCGCGATACGGTTATAGATGGCATTGATGATGGTGCGCTCACTCCCACGGGAAAAGCGCATCCGATCAGGGCGGTAACTGTAGCCACCCCCATAATACCTGCTTCCGGGAGGGTCCCGGTTGAGAAAGGCATTCCAGGCGTGTTTCAGCCTGGAGCCAATGTTCATCTCCATTTTGAATTTTTCCTCCAAAAAAGAAAAAACGCATCAGCTGTTAAGCCAATGCGCCAATTTTGAATGATAGTTACTTGATGATTCTAATAGATGCAATGTCCGCTTTTGTAAGCTCTAACCGCCTATTGATGATTAAGCTCTCGATTTCGGCAGGAGCATTATCATTTGATCCATTAACGAAGTTCATCCTCGATCATCTTGTTGAACAATTCAGTATAGGCCTGCTTGTATGCCGCCGTATTGTACTTTCCTTCCCACTTCTTGTTAAAGTCTGAAAGAATGTGGTTGCTGGAATCGTTGATTTTCGCAGCGGCACGGTTATGCGCAGCAACATACTGTTTCTCAGTAACCTTGGCCATCTTCCCAGACTTGGAAGGTTTCTGCGCACTCTGTTTTGCGACAGTGCTGCCTGCTCTATTCCTGTTGGAAAGACGCGGTTCAACTACACCAAGCAGTCCGCCCGTCATTTTGTTACCAGCATTGTAAAGTGTGGCCTGAACAGCAGCTTTTCCTCGACTTGCATGTTTTGCGCGAGCCTGGTTATACTTGGTTGCACCGTATGTACCAAAAACTGCAGCCTGTGCCAGTGTCTTACCCATGGACTGTTTACTGGCACGCTCGAAGGCGTTCTTTCCACCAGAAAGGCGTTCATTCTTTTCCATCATGCGATTTGATTTGTTCTGATACCGTTCTGCATCGCCTATATTGCCTCTGGAACGCGCACGATTCGATTTTGCCTGATAAACTTTTGCACGATGCACGCCCCACTTCATTCCAAGGACACCATAATGGTATAACTCGGTATCAATACCGGTCCATCTCCACATAAAGACCCTCCTTTAACTCTTCTATTTATTGAAACATCTTGTTAACCTGATATCTCGTATATTCAAGTTTCACACGACTTTGAAGATCGGAAGCTTTCTGGCCCATGTATGCACCAATTTTCTTGTCAATGCCGGTAGCATGGGCTACTGCATACACTGCCGCAGCAGATGCCGAAGCTCTACCAACATTTCCCATAGCAATATTGATAGCGCTTCGGCTTGCTTTTCCGACTGCTTTTTTGGCATCCTTCGCTTTGCGCTCGGTTCTTGCTCGCGATGCTGCTTTCGCCATATCCTGTTGCGCAAGTTGACGCTCAAATTCTTCTTTATAGCCAGCCTGTTTAGAGCGCTGCTTGACAGTAGCATTGATAAGCTTTCTCCGGGTTCCAGCGCCTTCACCATAAAACATTTTAGCGTTGGCGTATTCCTCGGCATCCTGCTTGGCGTATCGCCTGATACCAGCCGGGGTAAGTGTGCCGTCTTTGTTTTGGTAGCGCCGAACGCCCCATTTCATACCTTTAATACCCCAGTGGTAAATTTCCATGCCACTATTATTCCATTGCCACACTATCTATCCTCCCTTTTAACTCAAATAGTCATTCATTTTGCGTTCCATATAAGCGGAGCACTCTGAAACCGTCTTATTGCCCAGCTTGGAAACATAGCCGATGGTGTTTGCTCCCACTTCTTTTGCAATTCGCTCGGCGTTGTAGCGCATATACAGCTTGTCCACGACCTTCGGATTGGTCTCTGTCACTGACTGCAGACGGACAGAATCTGTATCAAACACAATCATCGGGCGCTTTGCATGATAGCTGGAGTAATCCTTGTCGTTATAATCCAGCAGAGCATTGTAGCCCTTCTTACTCAATTCCGCATAGAAACGGCTCTGTGCCGCCACTTCCTGTGCATTGTGATTTGTCAGAGAGAGGTTCAACGCCTTATAGATGGCCACTTTTTCGGATGCGGTCAGCGTAGCAGGGTCTTTCTTCAGCGCATTCTCTGCCTGCTTGAAGAGCACCTGCTGAGTCGGTCTGCGCATCTTCTCTTTGGAATCTGCTATGGATGCTTCAAGATTCTGCTTGAACTCTTTCTCTTTCAGCAGTCTAGCCGTGATATCACTGGCGTTCTCATCAGAAGGCACCTTCAGCTTCTTGACTGTTTCCAGTTTCAGCTGATAAACCTTCATGCTGTTAGCCTTGTCACGTAGTACGGTAGCCGTGGCCAAATCCTCTTCGCTACCGGAAGCATTCGCCTGCTTTTCTGCCTGTTTGGCATCATAGTTGGCTCGCGTCATCAGATTCTTTCCGAAAAGCCCCATGTACTTATCGCTGTCCGCCTTCTTATAGGTAGCGTAGAATGCGAAGTTCTCGAAATCCTTGGAAGTCTGAATCCGAGAGAAAGTTGTGCCCTTCTTCAGGTATCCGTCAACATACTGCCGACCCGTCACCTGTGTGCGAGCAGTATTCACACAGTCTTTTACTCGCATCTCCATTGTGGATGCCATGCGCTCTATTCGGCTTGCGTTCTGACTTACACCATAACGCTTCCGTCCTGCCGGGGTATATGTGCCGTCAGTATACTGGTAACGCCTTACGCCCCACTTCTGGCCTTTGATGCCGTGGTGATACAATTCCATTTTGAATTGCTCACCCCTCTCGCAACTTCTGGATTGCAAGAGCAATGCTTAACGCAGAACTGGTAATGGCGAGAACACTTCCCGCAACCTCTAAGGTATCGCTGACCGCTTCACGACCTGAATAAACCTTTTTCGGGTTGAACATATCGTCATACTGTTTCTCCAGCATGGCACGATTGATCCGTTCCCGCATCTCCTGGTCGGTCATTTTGCTTAAATCCATCTTTTCTGTCCTGCGAGATTGAATCTTCATGGACTTGTCGCTCAGTGTTTTCAGGTTACCTGCCATCTGGTTGCCAGCATCTGCAACAGATTTTGCCCGTTCACGGTCTTCACGAACCCAGCGATTCGGGTCTTGCAAAGCGTCCGTAGATAGCTTATTGTCCTTCTTCTTTTTATTAGCGGCAGCATCCCGGTCGTACCGTTTCTTACCCGCATCAGTCAGACTGCCATCAGCATGCTGATAACGTCTTACGCCCCATTTCATACCTTTGACACCCCAGTGCCAAATCTGGTTATTATAGTACAAGTTTCATCCTCCTTTTTCTTAATTTTTGTTGCCAACGTACCCCCCCCCATGATATAATGGGTATCATGAATATTTGTTTTCCTTTGTGTGGAGGAGGTCTGAAACTATGTCTGATTCTCAACTGCGTCCCGCAGATTTCAATTGCGAGATTTTACCTTGTGAAGTCCCTTACAACTTTGAAGATACTTCCCAGTTCCAAAAGCTTTCTTTTCCGGAAGAGGCTTATGTACGGCTTAATTCTCTGCTTCAGCTTGCGCCTACAGTTGCCGCCGCCGATGCTTTGTCAAAAACCTATGTGCTCCGTTTCCCGGAAGGTGTACAAGGTGTTCTCATGCACTTGAAACAAGGTGGCTTGAGCACTGTTATGGTCGGTGGAGATGGCCGTATTGTTGGTACTGCTTCTCTTATTGAGGCGGGTACAGAGATGGTCAATCTCATGAACATCTTTACTGTAGCATCTTTTGCAACCGGCCAGTATTTCCTTGCCCATATCAGCACTGAACTTTCCGAGATTCGTAAGAGCATTGACGATGTACTGAAATTCCTGAACGATGACAAACGCTCTCAACTGATTGCAGAACTTACATTTGTAAAATACGCTGCATCCAACTTCTCTTCCATCATGCTCAGTGAATCCCAGCGTACTGCTACCCTGACTAACCTTCAGCATTCCAAAATTTCTGCTGTATCGAACATTGAGTTTTATACCACCCAGCTGGAAGATAAGATTGCTTCCAAAAAATCCGGTAAGCCTTCCGAGCAATGTGCAGCTATTCTGCAGGCAAAGCAGACGCTTGATCTTGCAATGCAGCTCTATGTCATGAGCAGCGTTATGGAGGTCTACTATTCCCAGAACTGGAACAACCTCTATCTCGAAAACATTCACAACGATATGAAGCAGGTTCTCACCAGTTCCAAGAATCGTATGCTCCGTTCTCTGAGCGCATTTGGCACCACCATTCAGGATGCACACAAGGATGTAAAGGTCATCGGCATGTCCATTCCCAAAGGCGGATATTCTGAGGTCGAAAACGAACTCTTCAAGACCATTGACGAGCTTTCTAATAAGACAGAACTTCCTCTGCTGGAACTTGCTGACGATGCTCTCCAAAGCCCCAAGAAAGAAACCAAACTGTACATGACCGGTGATGGCGAAGTCTACCAAAAGGTCGTTTGATTCACTCAAAAGCTTCTCGATTCAACTTCCACGCAATGTAGGCATCCATCATAGCAGCCACTGCATCAATCTTCTGGTCAGAACGACGCTTCAGCAGCTTGCGGTTACCGTTCGTGTCTTCCAGAGCAATGCAGTTGCCCATGGCGAATTGCATAAGAGCCTCGTCAAAGAGCAGTTTTCGCTGTTCGCTCAGCTTCTTCAGCTCACCTAAAGGAACGCTCTCAGTCTTTGCGCCCTGAATGACTTTCTCCACGCCAAACGGCGCATTCTCTGTACACCAGCGTTCTACAAAGTCCTTGGCATTATAAGGGTCATACCCAAAGCACCGGACATCATAGTCATTCTGCTGAATGAAGTTGTCGAGGTCATCATAGACCTGCATCATGTCTAACACGGTACCATCAAACACCTGTAGCGTGCCTTCCTGCATAAATTGGTCGTATTTCTGGCGCATTGCCTGCGGAAGTTTTGACAACGTGTAAGAGGTAATGTAGTCTCTGGTTTTTACGCCAAAGAAGCCGTTTGCCATGGGAAACAAAAACGTAAACGCACAGAAGTCATCACCCTGCGACAAGTCTGCGCCAAGAGCACAAGGCATCTGCCAGTAATCTCGGTGGCGATGTGGCAGGGTTTCTTCATACGGAAAGAAGTAGGTATACCCCTCCATAGGAATGTTAAAGCGCTTGGCCAGAATGTCGTTTCTGGAGCCAGGCGCTTTTTCTGCACGTTCTACATCCAGCTGATACGTTTCGTAGCTGACAGTCTGTCCCAGATTTGGGTTCGCCTTCAGCCACATATCGGGGTTTGTAACTTCATCGATGGAATCCAACTTGTAGTACCAGATGGACACATGGGGATTGATGTACTCCCCTTTCAGGATGTCCATTAACTCCATTTTGATTGTGTCACCACAACCATTACGGACGGTCCCCTCTGAGCTGGTCGCGACAATGAGATAGTCCTCGTTCTTCGACGCACCCTGTTCGAGTGCACTGATGGGATCTTCTCGGATGTCGCAACTCAACCATTCGTCAACGGTAGCCACACGGTCTCTTCGCCCCTGCAGCTTGTCAATAGTCATGGGGCGTACTTCCAACAGACTGTTCGTCAAGAAATTCTCGATGCCCTTCTTGGTCGATGCCAGTTTCACACGGTCAGATTTTGCGCCGGTCGTGTTTTGCAGGCTTCCCTCCGTCATAAACTTCAAAAGAGGTCCCTTCGACCGAGCCAATGCTGTACGGATCGGTGAAAGAACCTCTTCTGCTTGCTTCATGGTTGGTGCTGTGGTGCATTGCTGGGTGGTCGATACATCCACGGTCAGAAAGTAGCTCTGAATGAATGCGTCGTACATGGTTTTGGCGGCACCGCGAGGAATGATAAGATACTGCTTCGTGATAAGCCGTTTCTTGATACGCTTTCGCTCATAGTGACCGCCATGTCCTCCGGGATTGGGCACATAGATACTGCGGTCCACAAAGTAGTACCAGCCAAATATCTCTTCTGCCCAAAGCTTGAAGGAATCCAGCAGTTTCAGGTCTCCGCCGTCAGTAAGGGTCAGTTCGTTCTCGCAGAACTTGACAAAACCTTCAACTGCTTTATCGTCATAGTAGATGCCTGGGTTTGCAATCAGGTCATCAATCCGGTTCATCTCCATGGAGACTTCTCGGCATACCGGAATTTCACCCCGAATCACGGCCTCTCGAAACCGGCCATAATAAATCGGCGTGGCCGTGTTTGACAGTGCCATCTTCTGGTCTCCTATTATAATAAGGTAAGCGCTTTACTCTTCCGGGTGGTCATGCTCCACATTCAGCCGCCACTCCATTTCGGATGCGGTGTTCTGCAGAGCCTCTTTGGTCACGCTGCTTTGTGGTACATCGAAACCCAGCAGCCGCACCTTGACTGCCACATATGCTTTCACGGCTTCCACCTTCACTTGGTCAGCAATGAACTGGTCCCATGTAGCACTTTTGTCGGAGATAAAAAAGCCCTCTTTCGGTCCTACCCCCATCTGGGAAAGGATCATTAGCACGGTATTGATGTACATGATGATGTCCGGGTCGAATGCCTCATAGTCTGCAGGCAGACCCAACAGCTTTTTTACAGAAGTGAGAATGCTGTCCATAGTTGCTCCTTAGTCCGGGATACACTTGTTGTCCCACTTCTTGTAGGCATCCAGATAAGTCTCGCCCTTATCGCCATTGTGGGTGAGCTCATAGTACATGCCGTCGGATACGGTGGTGCTCACAAGCGCCTTCCAGTTCTGCAAGGTTTTGCTGAACCATACGATGAACACATCCTCCATCGTCAGCTTCTTGCCGTCGGTCACGTCCACATGGGCGTTAAAGTAGTCCACCACCAGTTGCTTTGCGCGGTTCATCATAGCTTCGTTGTTCATGTCATTTCCTCCATGGGCAGGTATCGCCCGGTCTTCGTTCTGTGAATACTGGCTCCAGAATGCTGTCATCCCCATAATGGATTGCCTTATGTGTTTGGTCGGATACACAAATCACATTATCAGGGTCAAGTAAGCACTCTCGATGCTCCAGTACATCTTCTTTTGTAATAGGGGTTATGTGGTGAATGATGATGCGTGGTCGAATAAGCCTTCCACCTCGGACAACCCAGTCAGTAATCTCGTGATCAGGAACACCAAGGTCACATCCCATGTCCCGAACAATAATTTTGTCACGGAACATCCTCCATTCTCTGGACTGGTAAAAATCTTGGTTCAGGTACCTGTCAAATCCAAATGTATCATGCCCAACAGCACCATGCAGTTGCAAATAATGGAACCGGTCTTCAAAGGTCGAATACTGACAAAGCTCAGAATATGTTCTCTGGTTCATCGTTATCTTCCACCCCGCCATATTCCCGCATTGCCTTGATTGCCTCCTTGTAAAGAAGGGCGTTATCTTTGGCTGCTTGAATAGCATCTGCTTTTGCATGAAGAAGTGTATTCTCTGCTTCCAGCTTTTTCTTCTCCAGTTCTGATTTGACCGTAGCCAGTTTCAGAAAATGAGTCGTTTCGGCTGAAGATGCCGTTCCTTCTCGCAATCGCTTCTCCACCAGATCCATTGCTAGGGAAATCATCTGGTTTTCTCGTACTTCTGGGGACAATGTTGGCCGCATGGGAGCCACGTCTTCAGAAGCAGCTTTCTTTGTCCTCATTTTTGTCATCCTTCTATTCTGTTTTGATTTGGTTTGCACTAGAATCTTGCCTGTTTTCCACACTTTTCAATGGCTTTTGTAAGAGTTTATGGGAGCCGGTTGTGGTGTCTTTCTAATCATTTGAAAGGAGAAGAAAAATGAACAAACGACAAATGGAGGTTGTTTGAAGAGAGCACCCTCCCATAAGCTCTTACAAAAACCACCGAGGCACAGTCTACACCCTGAAACCTCGGCAGTAGTTAAAACCCAATTCTCAATTTTCCCTCCGGGGAAAAATCAAAGACTGGCGCGATTTGGGGAGGGGGTGTATTTTTCAAGCACCCCCTATACCCCTTTTATGCTGTTTGCTCTCCGGGAGCATCGTCTTTGATATCGAGTTTGAGCTTTTTGTAGATATTGAGCGGGTCATGGGCCACGATTTGGTCAATAGCCTGCTCAATTTCATACGCATTTTCCGCGTCCGTAAGCTGGTCAGAAATATATGCCATTCGCATCAGCAGTCCAGACGAGTTATAACCCTTGTCGGTGTCGAACCGATACCAGTCTTCAAACTGTTCATAAGGACTGTAAGGGTTATCAACAGTGGTTAAAAAGCATCGAATCATAGTTCAAAGCCTTTCTTACTTGTTAAGATTGTCATAAATCGTTGATTCAGGAACGCCACAAGCCTTTGCAATCTCTGCATAGCTATAGCCATTTGCGAACATTGCTTGTGCTTTGTCTAACTTAGCAGAAGACAACGTTGTACTTGCTTTTGGCATTGCACGCTTAATGATTTCATCTGACTTTGACGAGTTCAAAATCTTCATCAGCTTAGAATCAGAGATTGCGCCAGCTTGAACTGCTTCCCATTCACGGTCTGTGAACGTAATCTTTGTCTTGCTGCCGCTTGCGCCAACAGAATCACGTGCACGCTGCATCTCAACAGCGGCGATCTTCTTGATTTCTTTCTTGTCCTTCTTATAGTCCAAGCCCTGAGCCTGTACTTTAGCCTTAATATTCTCGTTTGCAATAATGGTAGCACGCCGTTCTTTCGGCTTATTACCAATAACTGCATTGAGCTTGGCGTTAATAGACTCAACCTCAGCTCTATATTTTTCGGCAGCATCTGGGCTTTTCTGGATGCCCTTCATATTTACCGCCTCTTTTCGTGCCTGATTAGCCAAAGCCTTCAGTTCATTTGAAAAATCGGCGTAGTAATTTTCTTGAATGGTGCCGGAGGACAGATCTCGTGCGTTGGGGTGCATGGAAATAAGGCTTACTTCCGTCATAGCTTGTACTCTCTTGCCCGTTTTGGGGTCAATATAAGTACGCCCGGACTCCTTATATATTTTTTCACCCGTCTCTTTATCGATTCGAGCACTTCCCTTGCGCTCAGGCACTCGAACGGTCTGTTTTCTTCTGGATAAGAGCGTGGATGCGCCGCCATATTTTTCAGTACCGTCCTCTTGCACTCTGATCTGCCATTTTTGCTTCAGCTCCTGGATACCATTTTCGCGTTCAGAACGTTTATAGTCCAGCTTATGCTTTTCCGCATCAATAACGACCATGGAATGCTTGACGGCACGAGCAATATCGCCTTCAGGTGCGCCACGAAGAGTCATGTCAGTAATAAGATTGGAAATAATCCCCATCTCTTTCTGCTTTTCCTCTTTCTTCATGAGGCGCACGCCATTGGGATTTCCTTCGGGCACAGCATATGCAATCTTGGGGTCGAAGTCTTTTAAATCCTTCAGAGCGGGGGTGGATTTAATATCGACTTTGCTTGACTTTGGAATTGCTACAACTGTGTCGCCATCAAAATCAGCACCTGACAAACGTTCTGCAACCTTTGCGTTGATGCCGATTGCGTCCTGCACATTGCCGAGATTTCTACGCCCGGACAAATTCTTGTTATTGACCGTTACAATAGGAATCTCAAAGGTTCCTGCATGAGGAAAACGAACCAGCGCGAGCTGGGTGCCATCAGGATATGTAGGACAATAGCATTCTCTTTCGCCAATTTTGGACAGTGGCAAAATAACCTTTGTCGCCTGACCCGGGAAAGAAGATGCTTTCAGGGTCATCGAGTTACCCTCGCAAGTATCTGCGAAATCAAGCAGCAGCTTTTTCCGAATCGTCGGATTGTCGTACTGCATAATCTCGTCATATTCTGCCTTGCGGTCGGCAACAGTAAGATCCAATTGCTGTTTCAGAAGTTTGAGCGGCTGTTTGGACAGAAACTGTGAAGAAAGGTTCTTTGCCATAGTGTCCCAATCGCCTTCTTCTTTCAGTTTATTGATGGGCGACAGATGTTCTTTTCCATCCTCACCAATATAGGTGCTCTGGCCATTCGCCTTGATAGATGCGCCGAAAGGATTATCCGGGTCATCTTTGATGGGCTTTAAGACCTTCATTTTCGGAGTACCAGATTTCTTATTTGTGTTGAATACCACATCATAGCCTTCAGGAATATCGTCAGAATATACCGCCATGCCTTTCAGGTAATGACTGTCATCCACCATGATACGAACCTGCGCATAATGCGATTTTCCGAGGTTCAGGTCAGCAACGCCTCTCCGAATCTCGATAACACCGTCCTTGTCCAGGCCACCTTCATCGCCATACCGAATACAAACACGGTCAGAACTCATGCTGCTGGGGCGCTGAAGCTTCTTGAACGTTTCGCCGCCATCTTCAGAATGATATTCGCCAAGAGACTGGATTTCGTTCTGATGCTGATATGCATATTTCTGGTCATATTCCGGCTTTGCCAGAACGGTGATGTTGGTCTGCTGGTTAATATTTGTCGGCTGACGGATACCCACGCCATAACGCTGATATCCGTGCTCTGCCTCTAAGACAAATATAGCATCGTCCAAATCACCTTCTGAAACGCCCAGAACCAGATTCGTGCCTTCAGAAACATCGATCATGCCCTTTTTATCGACTTCCTTACGCAGGGTCTCTGCAATTTCTTTGGTTCTGGTATATTTGTCAGGCTTGTCGTTTTTCAGCATCGAACGAACCGTGGATTCAGACAAGCCCATCTCACGACCGATTTCTGTGGGGCCGAGTCCATCCTGCGATAAGGCACGTGCACGGTCATATTTGAGCTGCTGGCGTTCATGAATGGCTCTGCGCTGTGCCATACGGAACTCGGTAGCGCCCATCTTATATTCTTCAGGGAGAGAATCATTGATGGTTTGGAGAATATCCTTCTCCTTCATACCGCTCTTCTTCAGCTCCTCAACACGCGACAGAAAATCGCCTGAGCGCTGATACGGATTCTCTCCAGAACCCCACGGATATCTGCCCGAGTGGCGTTTGGTGCCATAATGCTCCAGGATACTGTCTTCCGATGCGATACCGAAATATCCTCGAATATCTCTTTCTACCGGATTCATGCTGTCGCTCCTAACTTCAGTTCAGTAATGATTTTATTGAACTCGATGATCTTGCTAATGATGGGATCAATGTCCTCACAAGTCGGATTCACAATCCAAATATCATCGTTCTGGTAGATGCGGTTCTCGATTTGAATATCGCGAGGCTTGACACCATACTCCAAGCAAAAAAGCGCATCATAAATGAAAAGCTGCTCCATGTGTGCCGGTACCAGACCAGTCTTTAAATCGTGGATGCGCAGGAAGTTGTTTGCAAAATGGATCGTATCAGCCGTGCCATAGCAGTTCTCGGAATAATAAAGAACCACTTCCGGGGTCATACAAAAGCCAATTGCGTCATTGACGTAGGAGTTGAGCGTCTTCTTGCTCCGAGGAAGTTTTTGCCCAAGCGCAATGCTTTCTGCAGCATATGCATGAAGCCGTGTTCCTCGCTCCTTCGCCTGATAGTTCACAAAGGACTCTGCAATCCGGGCAGCATCATAATTGATCCAATGATACTTACTCGCCCCCAGAAAAGCGTGCTGGCCTTGCAGTCGTGAATGATCGTTCCAGTTCATCCAGTATCTCCTCCTTATTCTCAGGATAAATAAAAGAGGCATAGCTCATCTCGTTCATCTTGGCTACGTAGTAGTCTTGATTCGGACGATGTGACGCCTTTCCTGTCTTCTTTCCTTCGAGTGCTGCCCATCTGTCTCGATATAAAACCAAGAGATCCGGAATCCCTTGAATTTCATTCGGGTCAAGATGAACGACCATGCAGCCGGGAAAGCGTTTCTTCAGGTCTTTCACCAATCCTGTTTTGAATTTGTTCTCTAGCATACAAACCTCCAAAAATAAAAGAGGAACAGCATGTTTTTACGCACACTGTTCCTCTCATAAAAGAGCAAGAAATTTACGCGGGGATATTTGGTAATATTTGTCAATCTTTTAGAAGGGTAAAAATATAAGGACTGCCACAATTGTGACAATCCTCAAACTTTCGCCTTACAGATACCAAGTAAAGGGAGCCTCCTCATACATTTCAGGAGGACCTGCTCGCTTCTCTGCATTCGGATACATATACTCACCATAATCGTTTTTCAGACCAGTTTCATCATCCCAATAAGGCATGGGCCAGTCAATGTCGGAAATATCATAGACCTTGCCACAAATAGGGCAACGCCACTTTTCCTGATTTCGTACCTTTCTCATCCTGACGCCATTGCATTCGCACCAGGGCTCTTTCACATGAAGTTCTGTATCGCCATTGTAATAGCAGCGCACCAAATTATTTGCGCTGTCCAAAGTAGTCCACTCGTGATAGCCAAACTCATTCTCATACTGGGCCATAAACGGAATTTCACGCTTTTTCATAACTTTGCACCTCGTAACTCAATTATATAGTTTTTGTCGTTCTTTTACAAGGTGAAAGTGGTGGCCCTCTTGGCCAATTCGAGCAGAAAACTCGCTGTGGCCAAAAACCCATTTTTATTTCCAACTACTATATATAAAATTTTTAATTTTTTTATTAAATTAAGAAAAAAAATGGGTTTTTGGCCAAACGGCACATTTTCAACGTATCTACGTCAAAAGTTGTGGCCATTTTTACAAAAATTTTTGGCCACAAAGTGGGTTTTTGGCCATAAAATCGCCATTTTTTCACGCATTGACAACTATTGACAAGAATTCCACGAGAAAAAATGGCCAAAAATTCACACCGTGACAATCTTTGACAAATCTTGACATCAAAAAGAAAAGGCCCTGAAATTGCTCCAGAGCCTCCCCTTTTCAGCGGATGATGCCTAAATTTTCAAACATTGCCATAATGGAAATGTATGTCATGAGTGCTGCAAATATCAGCAGGGTAACGAACAGGTAGCGTCTTCTCTCAGCTTCCTCTTCCTGCCGTTTCTTCTCTTTCAATGCCATGCGCATCATGATAATTTCCTTCAAGTCCTTAGAAAATCCCATCCAGAGCACACCCTTTCTGTCTTAAGAATATCAGTCCTTAATCATGATGTCAAGGTTGGTGATGTTTACCATCCGCTTACAATGCTCATCCTTGTACCGGAAGACCACCGCCGCCATTGTTTCCTCATACGAAATCTCAGCGACAGGTTTCTGAACGGTCGGATTAGTACCACGAATGCGCACCCAGACCTTACCGTCATCAATGCTCTTTTTGTCGATACCACAAATATCACACATCGCTTATTGCGCCTCCTCCCGCATCAAATATCGTGCAGAGATATACAGAAACTGTTTCAACGGCATCGCCTGCCGAGGAGTATCACCCAGCACCTTGTAATAAAGCGGCCCATGTGTCTGCTTCCGAACCACAGCATAATCCACCGCCCGACGAAGGAGCCTGTCCATCGCAATGGTGCTCGTGTGATACTTCAAGCATAGCTTTCGGTTAATATCCACAATGGTTGGCGATTCGTTGCTCTGCAGAGCGCTTTTGAGAATATCAATAGCATCAATGAGAGCATCAAAACCGCTCATCCAAACAGGCACACCCATGTTATCTACGAATTCGTATGTAGTCATTTAGCTTTCATCATCTTCTTTCGGTATTTTTCACCAAGAGCTACTATGTGAATATAAGTCATGGGCGTAAAATGCATACCCATCTCCTTATTGATTTCACAAACGGCGCTCCTGATAGAGTTTTCGACCTTCTGCGGTGGAATTTCATGCTTCCGAGCAATCATGACACAAATATCTGTCAGACTTGCAGGTGTGAGTAAGCCAGATACCATCTGAACACCGATTTCCACAGCCTCATCAAGGTAGGTCACGACCGCACCTCCACATCCGGCAGAATATCCGTGTGGAAATAGAGCTTATAGTGGTACGGATCAGTATGAGTGCCGGTAATATCCTCAACAACATACATAGTGTACTCGTTCAGATAAATGTAGTTTTTCTTATACTCGTTCGGACCAGTCTTCACCGTACACACCAGTTCGTTGTTCTCATTGTTCGAGATGGACATAGCGCCTTCCATTTCAAGGATAACGTTGTCCGTACGCGCGTTATAGACCGTGATTCGGCGCTCAGCTTCAAAGTAGTCGGCCTGCTTGGAAATGTTCCGATTGACCTTGTCCGCTTCGGAGCAGCTGCACAGAATCACACAGGCCACGAGCATCATCAGACATGCAACAACACAAATAATACGATTTTTCATAGTTACTTCACCATAGAATCCTTTCTCGTCTGGTCATCCTTCGGCCAGTACGTATAAATATCATCGAACACCACTGGAATCTTGCTTTGCAGCTCCTTCAGCAGCGGGCACATAAGCTCCCGCATCTGAGGATGGGCTGCCACAGGAGTACGCAGCTTGAAGATGTTGCGCCACTCACGGTAGTTGGCAGTCACCACGATCTCAGTCTTCAGGCACAGGGGCAGCACGCAGCGAGCCTGTTCGGGACGCATACCGAGTGCGATCATATCCTTATAAAGGATTTCCGCAGATTCGCAGGAATCAAGCCAAGTGCTGCCAGGCGTATAT